CGAGCTTCTAATACCCCCATCTGCAATGATCTTTACTGGTCGGTCACTGCGGGCGCACTCCATAATGGTGTGCAATCCCGGTACACCATGACCCGTTTGAATGCGGGTAGAGCAAATCGAGCCGCCCCCCACATTACACCGTACACTCTCCGCGCCCCAATCCGCTAAATCCTCAAACCCTGCGCGAGTGGCAACATTCCCTGCCATCAAGTGGACCTTATCATCAAAGGTATTTCTTAAAGTTTTCAAAGCTTCTTTCATTAGAAGATGGTGTCCATGCGCTACGTCAATACATAATATTCTCACGCCCACATCATACAATGCCTGGGCGCGCTCGTGGAAGTCTCCCGTTACGCCAATGGCGGCTCCCGTCCCTGTGCTGCGCGCCGCTAATTCACATTGCTCTTCAATAGTATTATAACGATGGAGGATTCCTAAACCACCCATTTTTTTCATCGCCGTCGCCATGTCACTTTCTGTCACCGTATCCATAGGAGAGGATATAATAGGAAGACTATAGCGGCGAGAGGTATCCAAACAATTGCTGATGTCTACATCCTGTCGGCTTTTTATATCGGAATATTGGGGTGACAATAAAACATCATCATAGGTTAGTGCCAACTCAATCTTCATCAATAATCTCCCAATGTTCTTCCACCAAGCCGCAGGGCGCGACTAAAGTTTTGTTTTCTCCACTTATAAATATTTCATAATCGCAGCTAGTTACAGTGGTACTCCAGCTGCGAGGGCGAGTAATTTTTTGTGTAATAAGCGCCACAGCATCCGTGTGTATATTACGAATAAGGTCACCCTCTTTCATCGTTTGCAATACCTAAGACTGCATATCCACAAATATCGCGCCAGGGACTTTCTCCAAATGCATCTTTTTTATTAGCCAAGCGAAATAATTTGTCAATTACTCGCGTAATAGCTAAAGCATCTCTATATTGTTCCGGCGCAATTCCTTCGGGATACAAAACTTCCAAGATGCGACATGCTTGTCCAAATGAATCTCCGTAAGCCATATTCTTCTCTTGAACTAGTTTGCCAATTTCTGTGCCAATTTTTTCGTACGTAAACATAGATTGTATCCTTATATCGCTTCTGCCCAGCTGCCTTCAATAATATCCGTATCGTTTTCTTCTAAAGTTTGAACTAGGTTCTCCCATTCATCAGGGCTGATTTTTTCAGTATATTCATCAAACAAAATATAAGTAGCGTCATATTCAAAGCCTTGAAGCCCCGGAACGTCGTCTCCTCGGGAGGATTCAAAGGTACAGACCCGTTCTGCCTCAACACCAAACTTCTCTTCAATCGCCTCTAATAAAGGTAATTGATTGTATTCTTCTTCCCACAAAAGAAGTTCATTTATTATTTCTAATTCCTCGGCTAATTCATAATTGATAGCAAAGCCTTTACTTTTTTGTGCATAAAATGGCATTATTATCTCTCCTTTTTGTTTTCTAAATGTTTCTTAAAGCCTTCAAGGATCTCATGTGCTTTATCCCAGCATTCCGGGCAATAAAGACGCACTTTTCCTTCTTTCTCTCTGACTACAACATTCCATGACATTACCTGCTCTCTATCGAGTTTATCAAAAGGTTTTTCACACGTCAAGCAATTTGCCGGTAAATGCCCAAACAGCGCTACTTTCTCCGCAAGAGCTTTTTCAGCTTTTTTCTTTTTCTTATTTACATTGGCTCTACGTAACTTTCTTTCTATACTCATGTTTTACACCGTCAACTTAGCTAGCTGTTCTCCAGCAATCCAATTAAGATCGCAGCGCCCTTTGACGCCCTCAATGGTACCATGACCCGTGAACTGCCACACTGCCCACTTCTTCCAGAGTTTAGTTTTACGCTTGGGTTCTATCCCCTCGTTATAACTAGCTAGCCACAGAGGGTATTGCGCAAGTTCTTGTTGTTTATCTTTCGCGGCTTTCATCACAAATAATTGCCATGCCCAGCGAGCGCTGTATATTAAAGGTGTGGAATTGGTTTCCTTACCTACCATTTGGAGCCATTTCAAGCACCACTCGACGTTGTGATTGTCATCGGTTTTCATGCCCTTTTCCAAGTCCAACACGGGTACTAGGTCTCCTTTGTGGCATCCAGCCTTGTCTAGCTGCAGGAGAAAATTGTTGGCTTCTTTTTCCCAATCGTTGGGGTCTCCCGAATAGGTATCCGGTCTCCCAAAATGGTACCCTCCCACTATCACGCCTTCATTTCTGGCAGTATCAAACTTTTTCTGATATCCGGGATTGCGATGGGTGGTTCCTTCAGTTAATTTAATCCACGCATGGGAGACTCCTGCTTGTTTGAGTTTTTTAAAGTCCACGGTGCCATTCCAGCTGGATAGATCCACTGCGGGGGTAACGTTAATCCCCAGGGAGGAGAGGGTCTGTTTTCCCGCCAATCCATCTACCGTCAATCCGTTATGCTGTTGGTAATCGCGTACTGCTTTTTCCGTTTTGGGACCGAACTTGCCATCGGCGCTGGTGGGTAATTTGCTTTGAAGTCTTTTTACTTCTTGCCCTTCATCCCCTTTTCTCAAAGTATATCTCAAACTCATACATTCTCTCCCTTGTAATCTTTCATGCCTTTACCGTACCAGCGAGTGTTGCGCCCGCGCACATCATAGTGTACAAATTTGCGATACAACCCTACGCCTCCTTTTTTAATTTTTCCTTCTTCAATTAGATGGTTGATAATATCTCTTAAAGCTGCAGGGCTGAGCGTCTTAACAACGATATCAGCAGCTTTAGCTTTCATGTGTTGAGATTTAGTAGAACCGCCAATTTTTTTATTATATGACGGAGTTCGGTACCCCGAGATGATATGCATGGGTACACCTATAAAGTCGCGAATGATTTGTAAATTTTCTACTAATTCTTCTAGATTTTCCATTAATCTTTCAGGGACCTTGGTGCCATCCCTGCATTTAAATTCACTCTTTTTGAAATTTTTACTTAGTTTATTACTCATTGTGTTCCTTTATCGAGGAGTTATTTATAATATGCCCGTTGAGCCAAAACCGCCCTCCCCTCGCGTACTCCCTCTATTAAGTCGTTCAGGGTCGCCCACTTCCTCTATTCCGCAATGCAGTATAGGAATTAATACCGCTTGGGCAATTTTCTCACCAGCACGGATTTTTTGCGTAACAATTCCAATGTTATGAAGATTAACAAAAACCTCTCCATCATACCCCGGATCCACCACGCATGCTCCCGTAATTAGTTGTCTCTTGGAGGCAATGCCCGATTTGTTTTTAATTTCCAGCATATGTCCATAAGGAACCTCTACTTTAATCCCCGTAGGTAAGAGGCGCGATTCGCGCGGAGGAATATAATAACTGCGGGTGCAATCATAAAGTTTTTTCTCCCCGTTGGGACAATAAAAAAGATCCATGCCTGCATCAGTAGCGTGTGCTCGTAGAGGTAGTTTAGCGTCTTCTCGTAGACGATATACTTTTAGATTCATTTGTTCTGCACCTTTTTATATTTTTATAAATTTATTCTGTAATCTTTAAAAATCGATTTTTTAATAGAAAACCAGTTTCTTCCCTTTGGAGAACCCTTTATGCTTACCCACTTCATGAAGTCATCAGACAACAATATTTTTTCTATTTGTTGCAAGCTGATTCTTTCTTCTTTGGCAAACACCGAATATCCAATATAATATGAGTTTTCATCTGGGAAAGCGGTTGGTTCTTTAATTATATTTGGTAACAATATCTTCTTTTTATTATTTCCCAAGCCCTGGCTCCTGCCAAATCCATACCAACAATTTTCTTTTATCTTTCCAGAATCCCTGGACATGAGACGCTCTTTGTTTTCTAGCAAATAAAGATAGCTCATAGGAAAATCAGATTTTAATTTATCTTCTGATAAGAGTTTTCCTTCCAAATATGGAAATATAACTCTTTCATGCGGATTCTTTAAAAAACTTTTTATTTTACTTGCTCTTTTGCAAATTCTAGTTATTTCTTTTTCTATCTTTATCTCTTTGCCATTTTTTTTCGTTACAACATGCTCTTCTTGAATTTTACAATTTTCCAATAAAAATACATCATCAGCCAATGTAGCCAGTCCGGTTTTAATATCACATATATCTAAAAAGTTAGTATTTCTTTTTTTAACTTGATTGAGATATTCAATTTCTCTCTTGCTATATCCGAAATGATTTTCTGCTATATCTTTGTAACTTATTATTTCTTTTTTTTCTTCTAAGCCTGTTGACATCCTGAAAGCGTCTTTTTTTTCAACAGAACTAATCAGAATACAACAATAAGCACTGTAATTTTGAAAGACTTTTTTTGATTTAAAATTTATAATTTCTTCTAAATTTCTATTTTCTTTAAACCATTTTCTCATCTGAATGTTTGCATCCCCATTCATCCAAGAATTTGGCACAATTAATCCAGTAATAGCATTACTTTTATACGAGCGCTCCATAAAGGCAGCATATAAATCATAAGAACCAGCAGACCAGTCTAGTAAATCAATTTTTTCTCTATCACAATGATTTAAATTTTGAATTCTTACAAAGGGAGGATTCCCAACAATAATATCGTAGCCAGATAAATCTACGTCTAATCCGTTTGCAAAATCTATTTTACTTTTTGGTAATTTACTTTTAGCAATTTTTAACGCCTCTTCGTCTATATCACTGCCAAACACGTATTGTTGTGATTTTTCTATTGACAAATTCCACCTTGATGCTATTTTTTCAGACATGTCCATCAAAAACACACCGGTGCCACAACTGAAGTCAATTACTTTTGGAGGATGATTGTTCCCCTTCTGCCAAAGATCTAAAACTTTGTTGTTGATGTAATCAACTATATTAGGAGGAGTATATACAATTCCCATTTGTTTAATTTTTTTCTTTTCTAGCAAATCAACATAGGAATAACATTCTTTATAAACGTCTTTTATTGTCATTCGCTATTCTCATTATTGAAAAAATTAACCAAGTGCAGCAATTGCTCTTCACTGTTTACGCTTCTGATGGAACTCGGACCAATACGTCTTAGGTTTTCGTATATTTCTTTTCTTGTGTTAGCATTTTCAAAAATCAAACTATTAATTTCAAATTTGAAATTAACTTCAAGAGGCTTTCTCGAAAATGTATTATTTATTTGCTCATAGAAATAACTTAAATCTTGCGGTTTTGTATTTTCAATCGCAAGAACATCACCTTCTTTGTTAAATCTTGGAGCTGTGGTGGGAATGTAATTGACATGCAAAAGACGCCTATTTTCATACCCGCTAAGATATCTGAATGCTTCTCCCATAATGGTATTTGCATAGTTTTTTCTATTTTTGTTGAAACTAGAAGCAATAGACTTCAACAAAATTGCAATTTGAATATTTGCATTTTCAAAGATAATGTCGACATTAAAAGATCCATCGGCTGTTTTTATCTTACGCTCGTGAAAATACTCTCCCGGCGTGTGGTTGATTTCTTTTAAGATATCCTTTTCAAAATGAGTATGCAAATCATCTGTTCTTTTAGAGCTTCGCGACCCACTTGAACCACTCAAGCTTGCCAAAAGTGTTTTATAAAAAGCATTTTCTAATTTTGTTTTCATCCTCTTCACCCTAACTGTTATTTATCCATACTAATAAAAATTATTTGATGTGTCAACCTAAAAGCTTCCAATTCTGCAAAGCTCCTCGCGACGAAAAACCCCATTGTTCATCAAAGTTCAATTTTGCCATATAGGGGCGATTTACAAAGATTTTATCCTTGCCGGGGCGAACGCCCCAACACCGAATATCTGTCATTACCGAGTTTTTATCAATAGTTTTTATCACATAATAGGGTCGCCCCTTAGCGGTTTTCCGTTGTATCACCTCGCGGGGAATGAACCATGCCACCCCCAGGTCATGATCCCATTCGGAAATGGTGGGCACCTTATAATAGTCTAGACGCTGGATGATATCTTCGGACATTATCATGGTGAAAGGGAAGACCCCCGTAATGTTCACTTTGGCTTCAATATATTCATCCCGCGTAAAATCTTCAATGGCGTTGTGTTCTTCAATCAATTCTGTCAATTTTTTTGTCGACTTAGGGCGGTTCTCGGCTACTACAGTCCAAAAATGCTTAAGATTTGTAAATCTTTCATCCATCAAATCATTTAACGCTTCCGCTTTGATGAGGACATTGATTGCTTTTTTATTGAGTTTAGAATAGACAATCTCTTTGTTAAAGAGAAATTCTTCAATAGCGTTAAAAGGTCTGTGTTCAATGATTTGCTCAATTGCTTTATCTCCCAATCCTTTAATAGAAGTCAAGGGTTGAATAAGGGTCTTGCCATCGGCGTCAATTGTCCAATCAGCCATTGACTTATTAATATGAACTGGACTCAACTTAAAACCAAATTTCTTTGCAATGTTGATGGCTTTTTCTTTTCTGCTCTCGGGTTCTTTGTCCAAAAACGCCGCCATCCACTCAGCTGGATAGTAGTTGTATAGCCACGCACATTGATAAGAGATGATTGAATAGGAAACAGCGTGAGACTTATTGAAACCATAACCGGAGAAGTATTCAAACTTCGCCCACATTTGATCTGCCCACTTCTCTGTTAACCCTTTATCGGTACATCCTTGAACAAACTTAAGCTTTAATTTTGCTTTTTGTTTTGCTACTGCTCCGGTGCCCTTTTTAGTAAGAAGTTTACGAAGCTTATTGCCCTCGTCTAGACTAAAGTCTTTGCCCAGCTTGTGAGCCAAAAGTGCGATTTGTTCTTGAAAAATAAGAAAGCCATAAGTTTCTTTGGTGATCTCCTTTACAATATCGTCTCCATACCGAATTCCTCTTGGGTTTTCTTTCGCAGCCATAAACGTTTCGTGAACGTTGGCTGATAGGGGACCGGGGCGATAAATGGATGTAATAGAAGCAATATCAATGATATTTTTGGGCTTTACTCTCTTACAGAAGTTTTGTGCTCCTTTTTCAGTAAACTGGAAAATACCTGCCCACTTGCCTTGATGAAAAATGTTTTCATAAACTTTCTTATCATTCAAATTGATTTTGTCTGGATGTAAGTGTTTATCATAATATTCTTTAATATCAGCGAATGTAGGTTCATCAATGCCATGATGCCTGCGTAAGATGTGAGATACCGCCCCCTCAATCATTTTAAGAGTTGATAATCCAAGAATATCAAATTTAATGAACCCCATAGGCTCTAGTTGTCTTACGTGCTGCCCTTCGCTCCACGGAGTTTGGGTAACCCCTCCACTGTTTATAAGAGGCATATGTCTATCTAAGTCCTCCCCAATAACAACCCCTCCAGCGTGACGAGATACAGAACGAACTTCGCCTACTAATGCCTCTACGTGCGTTTTGATTTTGGGATACTTTCTAAGGAACTTCTTGAGACTGTCTGAGTATTCCATTACCTCTTCAAAGGTGGGAGCATAGACGCCTGCTTTGATGCCGTGCTTCTTCTTTGCGATTGGCGTTGCCTCCGCAATCATCTTTGATGTTACAGAATTTGCCTCTATAAATGGAATATTATAAAGTTTTGCGATGTCTTTGATGAGAGAACGCAACTGTAGTTTATTGAAGTTAGAGATGGGCACCACTGTGTTTCCACCCCATTCCTCAATAAGCATTTCTTTTAGTTCCATAGGCGAGGAAACATCGTAGTCGATGTCTGGGTAGTCTTTGGCGTCTTTCGTCATAAAACGAGAGAAAAGAAGGTTATATTTGATGGGATCTACCTGTGTAATTCCCAAGACATATGATACTAATGCCCCGGCTGCTGAACCTCGTCCTGCGCCGGTAAGTTGGACGTCAGCTGCTTTATCGGCAACTGCCTTCATGGTAAGAAAGTATTTACTGAAACCACGCTCGCTAATAACGTTTAGTTCTTCCTTAAGACGTGCTACATATTCTGGATTGTCTTTTAGACCAAACTCTCGCATCCCATCCACACAAGCAGCGACAAGTGCTCTATCGGGAGTTTGACCAGCGGGGACAACAAAGCTTGGAAGTCTAACTGTGTTGTCTGGCATAAATTTCTCAATTCGCTCATGTGCGATTTGATGTGTTCTAACAATAGAGTCACGTATAAGTTCATCATCATATTTCACTCCTATCTTTTCTGAATAAGATTTATAAGCTTCCCACATCTGATCTCCATTCTTTGGGAAAAGCTCATACCCAATCTCTTCTACACCCGCTGGAAGATCGGTGTTGCCCTCTGCCCATTTAGGAATTCCCTTGCCGAGCCACCCAAGGCGTTTATATAACTCGCGGTCTTTCCAAGCATCCCGATTGGGGTAATGACTATCAGCAGTGGAAATAAGTTTAACATCATATTCTTTGCAAACTTGAATTATAAATTTGTTAAGCTCATGTTGCGCTGGAACTTTATTCCACTGCAGTTCTCCATACCAGCGATCTCCAAAAATATCAAGCATTTTTTCTGTGGTCTCACGCATTGCCCCTAATACAGCCTCTTCGCCCTCTTCCATGTTTTCCCAATAGTTTCCAGCATATACGCCACCCATACAAGCCGAAGCAGCGATTACTCCTTCGCTGTGCTCTTTGAGCATAGCATAATCCATACGCGGGAAACGATAGAAATATTCTGGACTATATGATTTGGAAACCATTTTGAAGATGTTGTTTAGCCCAGTTTGATTTTGTGCTAATAAAATTAGATGCCGACGACGATTGAGAATGTTTTTGACTTGGCGTTTGTTGCCTTCATCTTCAATTGTAGTTCCCGATTGGGACTTATCAATGGTTCGTTTGGTTTTTTTGTTTGCTTTAGCTTTTTCAAGCTGTTCTCGCCATTCTTCTACACTGGGTAGAAAATAAGCCTCTACGCCAAAGATAGGCTTAAAATCTTTGCCTTCCTGCATCATTTTCTGGGCGTGTTGGACTTGATAAGCAAATCCATTCATATTCCCGTGATCTGTTAAGGCAAGTGCATCATTACCGTTCTCAAAGGCAAATTCCATATGCTCGCCAGGATATCCCAGTCCGTCAAAAGGACTTCCAACCCCGCTGTGGGCATGTAATCCCACAAAAGGAATGCTACTTGTTTTCCTCATACTTGTTTCTCCTGTCTTTATTCGTGGTGTTATAATACTATATTTTATTTTGTTTTGTCAAGTACTCTTAGTATTGGGAGTGACCAAGGGCGCACTCAATCATAGCTTTTTGTTCGGTGGGGTTTTGCCACAGAGTTTGATATTTTTTTTCCAAGGAATGAAGAGGGTCAAAATAAAGAAACTGTTGATCGGGTTTAACACTTGGTGATCTCCACACACTAATTCCAGTCCGAGTGTCGTACCATTCACAGGAATGCACGCCGCGCTTGCCTCCCCCACCTGGGGCATCCACGACGAAAGTAGGCGTATTAAAGCCCGCAGTGGTCCCCCGCACTTCTTTTTCCACAGTCATGGCGCTTTTTACCGAAGTTCTCATATCTTCGGTTCCTTGAGTGAGGTCATGCACATAAACATAATAAGGTTGAACGTTCATATAGCTGAGTGTTTTTATGAGAGGGTACATCACCGAGGAACTATCATTCACCCCTTTCTGAAAGACAGACTGATTTCTAATTTTAATTCCCCGGATAAATAAAAGATTCATAGCCCGCTGCGTAATTTTAGTTATCTCCGCGGGATGGTTGAAATGAGTATGAATACTTAGTTCTTTGTGCTGCTGCTTAGCACGTGCATTCCAAAAACTTATAGCATCAATCCATTTTTCATCAGTAAGTATCTTCATTGGCATGACCGCTGGTCCTTTAGTGGCGAAACGGAAACGACGAATATGATCCAACTTTAAAAGCTCACTAGCGATGTCATCTATTTGAGTATCCTTAAGGCGAAAAGCATCGCCACCGGAAATTACCACATCCTCCACCTCCGGGTGCTCTGCGAGATATGTGAAAGTTTGCGCCCATCTTTCTTTGGTGGCTTTAATAGATATCTTTTCTGCTGCTGCCGTATTACTACCCACCGCATAAGCCCGCGTACAAAAGCGGCAATAAACAGGACAAGTATCTAACGCCAAAAACAACACTTTATCTGGGTAGCGATGAGTAAGACCTTTGAGGGGGGCATCTTCCTGTTCATGGAGACTATCAAATCTCAACATAGGATGGTCGGCTTGAAGTTGAGAAGCGAGAGGTAAGAACTGTTTGCGCAAAGGGCAGTGATAGGGATTTTCCCAATTCATCAAAGAAAGAAGATAAGGAGAAATACGCACTGCCATGGGAGCTTTTAAAAAGCCCTTTTGCGCATCTTCCAAAAACTGGGGGCTAACAAGGCTTTGAATACTAGTGAGAAGTTTTTTATGAGAAGTGATGGCGTTTTTTTCTTGCCATCGGTGATCAATAAAGGTCTTATAGTCTACATCTTTCCACATGGGCATCGCTGTCCAAAATGCATCTTCCCGAAATTGCGGTAAGTTATTCTTCATCTATTTTTCCTCCCAATGGATTCCATTCATTGTAAGCCAAAATTATGTCTTTAGGTCTATCCAGAGTGTGTTCGCTAGCTAGCCACTTTTTCAAGTTGTTCCAACTGGAAATATTATAATACCACGGGAGTTCTAAGATATGGGGTGTGGCACTCCCTATATCCCCAAAAACGAAATCATGCGTAAAATATCTTCCACTATAGCGCTTCTCGGGGGGAAGGCGTACGCGGTCATGATCGTGTCCTCGGGTTTCAGTTTTTCTAAATTTCTTTCTAACTTCTAAAAACTCTTCTGGACTAAAAGTAAAGGGAAGAAACTCCCCCTCTTTATAAGTATGTCCTTGGTGAGAAATTACAAAGCTTTCATTACTGCGTATGCGTGCGCGCCAATCTTTCATATAATAAGGGGAAAACATTCCATAGGGAAATCCTACAAAATATTTATCCGGAATAGTATATCTACTGATTTTAGCTCCTACTCGCCATGCATATTGCGCCCCCGTAATGATGCTCCAGGGTAAAGAGTCCCTCCTCCCTACATCTTTCGGCTCTACGGGACAATAATAAATAGGAATCTCATATTGTGCCGGATATTTAGCAAACTTCACCCCTGTAAAGTATTTAATAGGATCCATAATCCAGTCCCCAAGGCGATATCGTA